TGAAGCAGTAGAGTTAGCCAAGACGCGACATCCGTTTTCCAATTCAATGTCGCCCTTGTTCCAGACTTTGACGCCCTGCTGAATCCACATTGGTAATGCTTCGTATGCTAGTTTGATACGAGCAAGAATTTCTCTTGATGTGCTGGCTTTGTTAGCAAGAATTGCGACAGTCTTATCTTGATTGAATAGAATGTACCAGAGAATATATCCGACGATAATCGTAGTCTTACCAACCTGACGACCTGCCTTTACAATCACGCGGCGATTGTTATTGATATCATTGACGACTTGTTTTTGGAATGGATAGAGTTCAATCTGAACAAAACCTCTATCAAGTGTAATGATCTTAACATAGTTTTCAATAAAGTATGTTGGATCTTGAGCACACTTAACGAACTCACGGACTTCATCCTCAGTGAGATTCATCGCCATGTTAACTCGTTTTAGGCGTGGATTCCCAAGATAATGCTTTAGTTTAGCCGCTATTCGATTCATTCTTTAATTGTCGCAATAATTCAGCAGTGCTTCCAACGAATACTGCTTTATCTACATTGATATTGGTTGGTGCTGCTAATTCTTTTGGCTGAAGTTCTTGCTGCTGCTTTTGAAGAATCATTAATTTCTCTGTGACATCAGAGAGATTCTTGATCATATTTGCTGCTACTTCATACGCTCTTGGGTGCTGCGATTCTTTTGCCACTTCAAGAATGCCGTCCAAAGCCTCATTACCCTTTTCGATAAGGTTGTAATAATTAGCACGAGAATAGTCAGCGTCAGGATTATCAGCTGATCTGTCTGGCTCATGAATAGTAACACTTTTATTACCCTCGCTCACCACAGGAATATAATCAGTGTTTAAAATATCAGAAAGATTTTTATCAACTTCACTCATATTAACTTATATTTGGGAACTCAAGAATTGTTTCATCAAAACCAAATGCTGTTTGAGCATTTGCTGTTGTCGGATTTGGTACAATAACCAATTTTGTCAATTGACTATCGGCTGTATTAAACGTTTGTATCTTATATGCAGTATTTGTGACTGCGCCAGTTAAATAACGATCTGCTCTGAGAATTCCGTTTACATCGGAAACAATTAATGTTTTAGTTGTATTGCTCCAACTATCAACAAAGCCTGTTGCATTTGCTGCGCTCAATGTGCGCCCTTCGAATACGAGTTCACCAGCTTGATAGTTACCAGTGCCAGTGCTTGCGTTCATCGTTAGTGAACGCTTGTTGTCTAATTCAAAGACTGCATTATATGTATTCGCAGTTGCCTTTCTAATGATATCGCGAGAAACGATCGGACCAAACATATAACCTTTAGCAGTAAAGGTAAGCGTCCAAATCAATACTCTTGTTGTATCTCCAGTGCCAACATCATCAACTCTGTATGAAACATTTTGTAGAATAAATGGTATATCTACCTTTTGATCAGATAAGCCAATGATGTCAATAGTCAAGTTATAATCAGGATTGAAGTATGGTAGAATTTGTTCTACAATTTGAGTGCCATCTTCAGTATTACGAACATAGATGTTTAACTCAAACTCAAAATTATATGGTGTTGTGCGAATCGACTTTACTGTGGAGTTTGTTTCAGGAGAAAAACTCTCAGTAAATAAATTTCTTTTTCTCAGTGGGTCGTATGATATTGCAGTCAACTCAAATGACATTCTTGGCAATGTAATCTGAACTTCTTTTGTGAGTTCAGGATCTTGCGTTATACGTTGATAGAACTTTTCTTTTTGCGAATATTGCAAAGGAACATTAATGCGTTCAATTTCTTGAGTGCCTGCTTTGTTATAGCGAACCAAGCGAATGTTGTTAAACAACGTTCCAAATGCAACCACCATTTTACGAGTGATGCGATGATAAAAGTGAATATTAGATAACATTATGGCTCACCAAACGGATTGATCTCAGTGAAGTCGATAATTCCGTCAGCTTCTTGCTCGACCCTTTCATTATCTTCCATGTTCTCATTATTAATATTTCTCATTACATCTGGCGCTTCATTCAACGTCCATTGAGCGTTACTCGTAACGCCTTTGATCAATGTGCCACCAGTAAATGCGCCATAGACGTTTCGTAACTTCAACTTTCTCGTTGGTAAATTCCATTTAGCAACAACTGCCTTTGCAGTTGCAGCTGCAAGACTTGCGCCTTGATACACAACCTCAAAGTGTTGGAATGTTCCAGTTCCACCAGCATTAACATCTAGTTCAAGTGCATAGCCTTGGACGTCAGCAATACGATCAATTTCTTCTGTTCCAGTTTGAAGCAATTCGCCATTATACTTGAATGCTTCAACTGTCAATCCATACATGTATGGATTCTTTGAGTCTCTGCCTAATTGAAAAAAGTTTTTTTCTTCTTCAACAAACTTAATTTCCATCAATTTAAATTGAATTGGTAGATAGATTAAGTCGCCTTCTTTCGGAACATGCCAACCACTACCCATGATTGCGCCTACTTGACGCTCAAATCTTCTACGAGCCATACAAAGTCGAGCAGTTTCTTGAATCTCAAGACCAAATTTAGAGAAGAATTCTTTATTGCCTTCGTATTCTTGGAAAGACTCAAGATACATTTCTATCTTGATTGACTTTCGATATAATTTTACTGGATCATCGCCAAACAATTCACCAATATATGATTGAGATTCTCTTGGCAAATAATAAACGTCAATGCCGTGATTCTTGATTGATTCGATAATCAAATCTTCAAGAAGATTTTGCTCAACGGTTGCTCTTTGATTATTGAAATATACGCTAGTTGCCATTTTAGCCCACTAAGAACATTGTTGGTTCTTCGTAAGTGTCGCGAAGTTTTTCATTTAGTTTTTCTACTTCTAACGACGCTTCATCATAAATTTGCTGACCGTTGATGACCAAACCACCAGGAAGAACATAGTTACCGTATTTCTTTAAATTTGTTCCCCATTGCTGTTTGAAGAGAGCAGTGGTATATTCTTTCAACCATAAATCGTTATAGACCTTGCTATAAGTTTCTTCGTCGACAACTCTATGCGCTTCGAAAGCCATATAGTTTCCGATGTTAAATTTATTCCAATCGGTGATAACTTCTAGTTTATTTACTTTTCGATTGTATGTGTATGGCATCTCGCCAGTAACGATCATATCAAGCATCGCTAGATGCTCACGAGCGATAACGTAATATGTGTACGAAGAAGATGTTAGATTGTAAAAATCGTTTAGACGCAACTGGTAGTTAATATCGAACATATTAAAACCAGTAGAAGAAGTTGAACCAACTGTCGTTCCTGTAAACGCAAATACACGAGACACACCTACGATGTTATCGCAAAGTCGCAAATATCCGTTTAGAATATCTGCATTTGTTAAAGCCTGTGCCAGATAAACTCTCTCAGTTCCATCATAGTGATAGTTCGAGAAGTATTGGAGTGCGTCATCAATACGATCTTCGAGCTGGTCATCGTCGACATTGATATCAATTACGGGAAATCCGAGTTTGCGGAGGCAGTAATCTTTAAGTTGAGTTCGAGTGCTAGGTTGCGCCATTTAGAACCTCTCTGAGTATTCTATATTTAGTTACTCCACCAATTTCCCATTTCTAGAGTCATAGACTCGATTTGGGTCCATATGCGCAAATTGTTCCCAGTTTGGCTCTCCTGGCTCGAGCCGTTTACCAACGGTCTCTTCTCCGATATGAAAGATTAGATTCTCGCTATTCGATCCTTTTAGAGTCGCAGAATACATCTGATGAAAGAAATTTAGATAAACCATGATCATTCCTTCGTTCACATTGAATTTCCAGTACTCTCGAAACGCATATTCGATTACGTTCTTACGATACAAAGAGAATATAATCGGGAAAGTCTTTACATTTTGACTATAGTAATAGTTTCCAATTTTAATATCAGTCGGATCAGTGGTAGATTCTGTTTCATGGAAATACCATGGCTGGCGTTGAAGAACGACTGAAGCCATCTTTTCATCTGATTCTAGAACCGTGATTAAATCGTCAATCCGAATGGGACTCGTTAATAATACATCGTCTTCTTGATGTAGAATATAGTCGTAGTCTTGCGTTTTGAGCCAATCAAAGAATGCGCTCCAATTCACAGAAAGTCCCAAGTTGGTTTCGTTGAATCTTACATTAAATCCATAAACCTTTGCGATTAAATCGAATATGGCAATATTTCTATTTCTTGGGTAATCGTCTATGATTAATTTATCGACTGTGTGATTCCCATAGTCTAGATTCTTTAAAGACTCTAGAGTCGGCATCAAATATCTGATTCGATTTGTAGAAAATACTACATGTAAGATCTTCATCAGTATTCCGTATTAAAGAAGAATGTTTGGAATAATCGACCATTTTCTAGATTATTGCCGAAATAATCTAGTGAAGCGTGATATAGATTGCCGCGATAAAGAACAATACGATTATATTTGTTCGCAACATAATCTGCCTTTTCCCATTTCGTATAATCATATCCATCAAGATATGGTGCGTTGTTATCAGCTCGTTCATATTCTTTTGTTTCTTTCCATCGATACAAAGCAGTTCCCGATGAGAGCGGTGCATCTGGAGTCAGATAACAAACAGCAGCCCAAGTATTAAAACTGTCGGCGTGGATCCACGTGCGATCTTTTGCAGTACAAATTTGAAATGCGCCAGTGTACCCAGAATCTTCGAACCAATTGGTGATACGACCGCCTGCATTTTGCATGATGTATTGGATCGAATTCTTTAAATCATCAGGAAGCCATGGCTTTGTTCGAACTCCTGGATAATTTCCAGAGACTTCGAAGGGCTGCGACAAAGCATATGCTCTTACTTGGTCGGGGTTTTGATAAAAGTCGTCAACAATAATTAAAGTGGTTTTCATATAACACCTAGTAATACATGAATCGCGCTGAGGTTCCATCCCATCCTGAAACTATCCAGTCAGTCTCAATTATATCCTTTTCGAATGGTCTAGTAAAGTAATACGACAAAGTCTCGATATCGTAGTGCGCCATCTTTTCGTTGCTTAGAAGATTTACAACTGCATCGTTTATGTCTATAAACTTGTCAAACTGATGAATACCAAACCCATATAACACCGTGCAGTATTGATGCAGTCGATTATTGTTTTGCTGTATTCTACGATCTACAAATTGGTATCTCCAATTATCATTCCATTCAAAATTTAATGGTTTCTTGAAGAAAATCTTGTTTGTATTCTCTTGAGTGAACAATGCATCATTAAAATTGAAGTAGAAATATCTACCAGTTGTCTTAATTACATAGTCATATTCTTTAATTTCACTTTTAAATTTCTTGTAATAACTATTTAAAAGTGCACACTCACATAAACTTTTATTTTGATGATGATTTACAAGATTAAAGATTTCTGGCGCATACTCTTTGACGGGCAAATACTCAACATTCTTAAGATGCCTTAATGTCACAATGTAATCTGCATAGTTTTCTGATGAATCCACAACTACAATTTTATCATCAGGAAATGATGCTTGTATCGAATTGATTGTAAAGATCGTTTGCCTAAATCGTTCCTCTGCTCCAAACACAGAGCGAGTTGGACTATATGTAAAAGTCCCAGGCTTTGGGGCGATAGAAGAACTAACTACAAATAATTTACGCATAAAATGAATTTAAAATCACTTTGTCAATATACTGTTTGTGCTTATAGTGGATTTGTTCATCAGAGAAATTTAATCCCCATGCTCGACAATCGCTTGATTCTATCTTATCAATAGATTCGATTGCAGTTAATAGTGATTTGAAATCACGAACTCTAAATCCAGTATTACCCTCACGAACAATCTCTGGAAATGCACCCCAATCAGTTGTAATCACAGGAGTGCCAGATAAATTTGCCTCGATGACCATATTACCGAATGGCTCAACATAATGCGTTAATCCGATTAAACACTTTGCCTTACGCATCAATTCTTTTCGCTGTTCAGCATTTGCAACACCGAACATTTCAACATGATCTGGAGTTTTGCTGTACCCTAAACTCTGTAATGATCCAGGACCAGCGATGACGAGTTTCTTGCCCATCTTTTCTGTTGCTTGAATGGCTAGATGTACGCCCTTTTCTTCACACACTCTGCCAAAATACAAGAAATAATCTTCTTTATCTTCGCTGTACTCAAATTCTTTAATAGTAAATGGGTTTCCAATTACAGCATCGAACCAACTTGGTTCCATCAACATGCCACGCTCGCCATAAAAATAATGCATGTTTGCATATGAGGTGAATACTCTATATGGAGCAAACACACCATTGGCACGATATCCAATTGATGGCTCAACAACCTTACATCCAGGATTCATTTCGCAAGCAACTTTATTGTCTACGCCAAAAAAACAAACGATAATATCACCTGTGCTTGCTCGCTTTTGAATCTCTTCACCTGCCAACAAATTAAATTTGTTTACTTCAACTGGCGTTGTTGGAATGTCGACATGCTCGCATTCTAACCAATCTAGTTGTGCGCCTGGAACTCCATAATGAATCATATGGAAGTGCGGCGATAGATGCTTAATATATTTGTACGCATGAACCGCGAATGGATCAACGCGGTTCATCAATCCTGTTGGATTGCGTGGATTTGCCAATACATGGATCTTCATAACAAACTCAAAAAGTAATTATAAAATTATTTAGCGTCCTTCATCGTCAACGTTCCCCAATACGTTGTACCACCATCGTAAGTGATAAACGTCCACAAGTCACGAGCATTTGCTGCTGTTGTTGCAGGAGGAATTGCACCACCAGCCCAATAAATTGTATTGGAGAATGATGGATTTCTTCCACCAGTTGCATCTTGCAATAACAAGAGCGAGAACATCTGACCAGTGCCTGATGATGGTGCATTAGTGAACGTGAACGCAACGTTTGCAGTCAACACATGGCGGAAATAATTCGAATCTGCAAGATTGACAGTGTTTGCGCCATCAGTATTTGTATTTGCAACAATAAAGTCTTTTACTGCCTTGAGCGTTGCACCCTCATTTGGTCCAGTTGGTCCTTGTGGACCCTGTGGTCCTTGCGGACCTTGAGGACCAGCAACACCCTGTGGACCCTGTGGTCCTTGTGGACCCTGTGGACCAGCATCACCCTTATCACCAGTGCGAACAAATGTCATAATCACATTGGTGCTATTTGGGAAGTTTGATCCAGTTAATGTTGAATTCAATCCTGCAACTGGAACAACAAACCAATCATTGACATGGAGATGAGAACCATTAATATTGAAGAATGTATACTCAAGAGTATTTGCAGCATTTGCAATTTTAAATGTGCCCTTGATTGTCGATGTTGAGTCATCAATTGTGTTTAGATAATTGAACACATTTGCATTCAAGCGATCAATGTAATCAATGTACATCTCAGTTGCAGATAGCAATGTTGTGTTATTGAATTTAACAAAGCCAGCTGTTGGATCAGTGTTTGCTGTATTGGTGTTGAACACATATTCAAACGTTGCACCACCAAATTCACCAGTGTCACCCTTAACACCTTGTGGTCCTTGTGGACCTTGTGGACCTTGTGGACCAACGACACCTTGTGGACCCTGAGGACCTTGTGGTCCTTGTGGACCTTGTGGACCTTGTGGACCAGCGCCACCAGTTGAACCAATTGAACCTTGTGGACCCTGTGGTCCTTGCGGACCTTGAGGACCGACTGGACCAACATCACTGATGTTGATTGTTCCAGCCATTGATGAATGATATTGACACACATAATACAATGTGCTTGGCGCATTATAAGGAACAGCGAATGTTATTGTTCCGACAGCAGCACCACCATTCGTTATACCAGAGCTGTATATACTTCCAGAGGAATAAGCACCAGAAACTGTTTGAATCCAGAAAGGATGACCAGAAGCATTTACACTAAATTGATAAGTAAATCCACGCAGTAAATTTAATGTTGGATTGCTAGAACCATCGATTGAATATGCACCAGCACCAACATTCGTAACTGTGTATGTTCTTGCACCTGCAGGTCCTTGTGGACCTTGAGGACCTTGCGGACCTGCAACGTTTGATGCGGCACCTTGTGGACCGCTTGGTCCTTGAGGACCTTGAGGACCAGGAACAGTTGAAGCGTCGCCTTGTGGACCCTGTGGACCTTGCGGACCAGCATTACCAGTTAGACCTTGAATACCTTGTGCGCCTTGTGGACCTTGAGGTCCTTGAGGTCCAGTTACTGAATTTCCTTGCGGACCTTGAGGACCCTGAGGACCGACAGTTCCTTGTGGACCTTGAGGACCCTGTGGACCTTGTGAACCAGCGTCGCCAGTAAGACCTTGGACGCCTTGTGGACCTTGCGGACCTTGTGGACCTGCATTACCTTGTGCGCCTTGCGGACCTTGTGGACCAGGAACAGTTGAAGCGTCGCCCTGAGGACCCTGTGGTCCTTGTGGTCCTTGTGGACCTTGTGGTCCAGTATCACCAGTAAGACCTTGAATACCTTGTGTGCCTTGTGGACCTTGAGGACCAGCAACACCCTGTGGACCTTGAGGACCAGCAACAGTTGAATCTGCGCCAGTTGGTCCTTGTGGACCCTGTGGTCCTTGTGGACCAACAACACCTTGCGGACCTTGTGGACCAGTATTGCCAGCTGGACCCTGTGGACCTTGCGGACCAGTGTCACCTTGATCGCCCTGCGGACCCTGAGGACCAGTATTGCCAGTTGCACCTTGTGGACCCTGTGGTCCTTGTGGACCTTGTGGACCTTGTGGACCAGCATTACCAGTTAAACCCTGTGAGCCCTGCGTTCCAGTCGGACCTTGTGGACCTTGTGGACCAACGACACCTTGTGGACCTTGTGGTCCTTGCGGTCCTTGTGGACCCTGTGGACCGACAATTGGACCAGCATCAATCCAAGAAGATGATCCTGCATTCCAAACATATAAATGATTGTCAGCGATTACAATATATGCATCGCCGTCAGAGGCACCGCCAGGAAGATTACCAACAGTTGCAACAGTTCCTAGAATAGAAAGACCTGCGCCAGCTGCACCAGTTGGTCCTTGTGGTCCTTGTGGTCCTTGTGGACCAGCAGCGCCTTGCGGACCTTGCGGACCATGAGTTCCTTGTGGACCCTGTGGACCTTGTGGTCCTTGAGGACCTTGTGGTCCAGTATCACCATTATTACCCTGTGCACCGATTAATCCTTGTGGACCTTGAGGACCTTGCGGACCCTGTGGACCCGCGACACCTTGAGGACCTTGTGGACCCTGAGGACCAACAACACCCTGCGGACCTTGTGGACCAGTCTCACCAGTATCACCTTTTGGTCCTTGTGGACCTATTGAACCTTGTGGACCCTGAGGACCTTGCGGACCACCAAGACCTTGATCACCCATAACACCTTGTGGACCTTGTGGACCAACAACACCTTGTGGACCTTGTGGACCTGTCGCACCAGATGGACCTTGAGGACCAGTGACTCCTTGAGGACCCTGAGGACCAACAACACCTTGTGGACCTTGTGGACCTGTCGCACCAGATGGACCTTGAGGACCAGTGACTCCTTGAGGACCCTGAGGACCAGTTACACCTTGTGGACCTTGTGGACCAGTTACGCCTTGTGGACCCTGTGGTCCAGTGGAGCCAGTAGCACCTTGTGGTCCTTGTGGACCAGTAGAACCTGTCGTACCTTGCGGACCTTGCGGACCAGGAACGTTTGAAACACCAGATGGACCTTGTGGTCCTTGTGGACCAGTTACGCCTTGTGGACCCTGAGGACCAGTTACGCCTTGTGGACCCTGTGGTCCAGTGGAGCCAGTAGCACCTTGTGGACCTTGAGGACCAGCAACATTTGACGCAGCACCTTGTGGACCTTGTGGACCTGTTGATCCTTGTGGTCCTTGTGGACCAGTTACGCCTTGCGGACCTTGTGGACCAGTATTACCAGTTGGACCTTGTGGACCAGGAACGTTTGAGACACCAGATGGACCTTGCGGACCTTGCGGACCCTGTGGACCTGTAGAACCAGAAGGACCTTGCGGACCCTGTGGACCAGATGCACCTTGTGGACCTTGTGGACCTATCGCGCCATTTGGACCTTGTGGACCCTGAGGACCTTGAGGTCCAGAAGCGTATGTGACTCCAATTGTCGTCATTTCGTTACCTGCGGATTAACTGTGATAATACCCTCAAACATTCTTGTTGTCGTGTTTGAAGTATCAATTTGTTTAATGTCAAAAACATAACGACCTGCTTTGATATTAGCAGTTGAAGCAGAATTTAGAGAAAAGCGCACATTACCGTTTGCAGCGTTTAAAACGGAAACTGTTAGATTTGCTGTTGCGCTGGAAGAATAGAATGATTTGCGCATCGAAGAAGAGAACGTATAACCTGCAACGTTAATAACGCTACCATCATCTCTCTTAACGACAACGTCAAGGTTAAAATCTGTACCTTGATCGAGATCTACTTCTACAAATTGCGCCATTTAAAGATTCCTGCTTTTATGTTATTATTTATTAAATCTAAATTAGACGGGTTCGACGTAAACCAATTCGCAAGAACCAGAAGTAGATACTTGCACTTCTCGAGAACCATTAGCAGTCAACACTCTAGAAGGTGCACCGCCGATATTTTCTATACCATCGATAGAGTAAGAGGAACCGAAAACAACCAAATAGGAATTGGCGTTCATTGTTTTAGACAGGCTTGTATTGTCTAACTGAGTAACAGAGGAGGTGAATGCAATTGCATTATTGGTGTTTCCCTCAACAAGAGAAACAATAGCGAATTTTGTAGATGGTTTAACTGTTAAGAGAACGTTTTTTTCATAATTCCATTGATTAGAATATGAAGACCAGCTAGAATTATATGGGGAAGAAATTTCTGCTGCGTTTTCTCCCTCGTAGTCGATTACTACATTGCCTCGTAGAAGATAGTAAGCCTTAATCGCATTGAATTTTTGAGGAGAAACGATGTTATCGAAATTTATGTTGCATCCGTTCTGATTGCTGCAATCGGCTCCTCGAAATATCTGAATTTTTATAGGCATCAATCACTCCTGTTCGGCACCTCCCAATCGTTAACAACCCCAGGATTAGGCGAAATTTTACGAGAGATGGCGCGATCTTCTAGTTTTCTATTTATATAATCGACACCTGTTATGCGGCGATAGTGCTCGAGTTGTTCTTCCGATAGAGAGTAGATATAATCGACGATTTCTTTCTTTGATCGATCGTGATTCATCTTGAGTTTTTCCTGGCTGGCGACAGGATTGATCGTCTGCTTCGTATCATGGCTACCAGATCGAAGATAATGATACACTCTAATCTTACGATGATGGAATATGCTATATCCAGCAAGAATCGAACTAATAACGAAAATTTGTTCTTCTCCTTCGAAGAATATTTTCGTATTGTATCCAACGTCTTTGATCCAACTTACAGGCATAAAGAAATTGCCAGCACAAATATGAATCGATGGCGTCACATGCTCAGTTGCTGGAACCCATGGACCATGAGCGTGTAATCTCAAATCCTTATCAAACTGGAAGTATCCCAACTTTACAGTAATATCATCAGTCAACGTATGCTTGATAATCTTATCATTTTCTAGATCGAAGTTTTTTGTGCCAGAAGTTAGAACTACCTTTTTGTTTCCAGCGACTTTACATGCGTCGTTGTAATCAAGTATCAATTGGTGGTCCCAATCTTTATCGAACAGCATGTGAGAGTCGACTTGATATTGAAACTCTTCATCGTAGATTTGCATCGAATTGATGCATCGCGCCCAAACGACTCCATCAGAGAATTGCGGGTCAATTCTTTTGTATCGGATTTGTTTATGATTAACGAGATCTGGATGCGTTGTTTGCAAACTATCTTCGAGTTTTGTTTGCTCAAAGACTCCATACGTGATGGTATTTCGCCCAGACTCAGTTTCTAGCAAACTATAAAGAGTTGGTGCGAGTAATTTGTCTCGATAAGAACAAACGTTGACGAAGATTTTTGCCATTGATATTAACTCTTTTTAACGATCTTATATTTTTTACGAATCATATAATATTTTCTGTAGAAATTAGATTCATGAAACCATTTAAGTAATTTGCTGTAGTGTACTTGTTCTTTTGATGCTGGTCCATAACTCGCCACAATGTCTTTATTGGTTATAAATGGAATTACATGCAGTAAAGGGTCACCAGCTTTAATTTCTACTTCACATTCACGTTTTGGTGAACAAATGAAATTGATAGTTGTGAATCTATTATAATCCACTACTCCTGGATAAATGTATAAATCATCTAAAAATTTTGAATGGTAGAATGCTGGCATTACTAACGCTGACACATTTCCGTTACCATGAACTTTCCATGCACCTGGAAAGTTCCAAACACATGAATCAACTCCATTCAGTTCAAATAAGCCATCAGTGATATCGTCAGCCATTCTTTGAGGTTGACCTAGTGGCGTTTGTCGCTTTTTTCCATCTTCGCCGCTACTTCCTGCAAACGCAACGCAACCAGCCTTGTTTGCTTTAATATGAAAATTGCTCCATGCTGGAATGATATAACCCATTCTAGCATAGTCATGCATTCCAGGGCATTTAGGAAAACAATAGTCCCCAAACTTCTTTTCTTGATGTTCTTTTAAAGGTTTTAAATCTTTTGCAAGAATTGGTGGGTAATGCGGATAAACAACTTCTGAAGCGTCTGCAAACTCAAGATCTGGTTTATCTTTTTTAAATAGATTAAACATGATTATTTCTTCTCTCTCAATTCATAGGTATAATGATGCGTACGCATGTTTTGTCGTTTTTGTATTACAGAAATTTCTTTGAATTCTTTTGTTGACATTGATCGAACGCGAGGTTTCTTTTCAAAAGAATTTCTCTTAATTGGAATCACTGTAACTAATGGTGTTCCTGCAGGAATGTGATAATCAGCATCAGTTTCATGCCACAGAGCAGGAAAGTTAACTTCCTTTGGATATTTGTCTGTGTCTACCATTGCACCCAAACATGTGAATGGGTGTTCATAATTGTTCATTGGATTGATAAACAGCGAAGACCAGCCTGGAGCAGTCTTAACAACCCAGTGATTGAGAAACTTTAAAGGATTACCGTGATTTAATTTTATTGCGCTATTTCCGCCAACTTGATTCGCGTCATGATGCTCGCAAACTCTAAGACCAGGTGGATTTGTTATCTCAAACTGACTATTGTTGTGATTAGTTCTAATATGCACATCACCGCATAAGGGAATTGTGAACCCTAATGACATCCCGTCTAATAGTGGAAGACATTTTTTAGCAGACATGGTTTTGTTGCCAAAAGAATCTCGACCTTCACCATACGAAGGTTCTAGATTCTTAAACCAATCAGGCAGATTCTTTACTGCTGCTTTTGGTTCAGGAATGATACCATAAAGTTCTGGGTGGCAATAAAACTCAATTATTGGATTGTCCCAGAATTTGAGTTTTTGAAATTTTACCATGTGTTTTTGCCCATGATCCAACATACTAACGATTTACGAACACCAGCAGTAACTGGACGTACACGATGAGGCATGCGAGAATCAAAGAAAATAACATCACCAACTTCTGGTTTTGCAACAAAAGGTTCATCGACACGACCATTCATCACACACTCAAATTCACCACCCTCATACTTACTTGGATCTGTGAGAACTAATGACGCGCTAATCTTGCGTTCAAATGGGCTTGATAGATTTCCAGCATCGATATGCCAGTCGTAATGCTGCTTGTCTTTAGATTTGTAAACAGTATATTGAAAGTTCTCAAAACCATCAACATCGTACATAAAATGGTCGTAATTGACGGCAGAAACAAGACTTGAAAACTTTTGGTATAGCCAATCAGAATTTGGCTCGTGCATCACCCACATGACATCGCTGTCGCGGTTTTTCTTGCTGACTTGCCCCTTTCCTGCACCACCACCGACTGCACCTTTTTGAAACTTTTGCAAGTCTTCAAGGGCAACAATTTTTTCTATTTCTTCTTTGGTGAATGCTTTTGTGGCGACACAAAAACGATTTAAAACACGAGCATAACGTTGCACTGGATATGGCATAAAATAGACCTCAAGAATAACGAAATCAAATTATAACTTATTTATCAGACTTTGTCAAGTATATTATTCCAACTTGATTGTGATTTGACCACCTGGAGGAACAGGCACAGCAAGAGTATCAGTTGGGAATGTATCGTAAGGGACCACTGTTTCTGATATCGTTGGAGCAACTGTAGAAATTGCACCACCTGGGAAGTATACGCCAAGAATTGTTTGAGCCTGACCGACATTTCCTGGAGTATATGCGGTAATTGGTCGACCAGTTTCTGGTTGATTAGCGATTGGATATACAACATTATAATTCGTGTTATAATTGGTTGAATATGCCGTTGCTGGTCTTGATGCCTCTGGTTGATTTGCTATTGGATAAGCAATATTGTAATTGGTGTTATAAAGAATCGTGAAGGCTGTTGCTGGCTGGTTAGCAATTGGCTGATTGGCGATTGGGTAAGCAACATTGTAATTCGTATTGTAGAGAATAGAGTACGCTGTTGCTGGCTGATTGGCGACTGGATACACAGTATTATAATTAGTGTTATAAAGAATTGTATATGCAGTCGCTGGTTGATTTGCAATTGGCTGATTGGCGACTGGATACACTGTGTTATAATTGGTTGAATATGCAGTTATAGGACGAGATGCTTCAGGTTGATTTGCTACTGGATATGCGACGTTATAGTTGGTAGAATACGCAGTGATTGGTCTAGATGCTTCTGGTTGCGATGCGATTGGGTATGCAACGTTATAGTTCGTATTGTAAAGAATTGTATACGCTGTAATTGGTCGACCAGTTTCTGGTTGATTGGCAACAGGGTAAACTGTGTTATAATTGGTATTATAAAGAATCGTATATGCTGTTGCTGGCTGATTAGCAATTGGATATGCAACGTTGTAGTTTGTTGAATATGTTACGGAATAGGCTGTTGCTGGCTGATTTGCGACAGGATATGCTACGTTATAGTTAGTATTATAGTTTGCATTATTTCCAGTGCCAGTACAGCTGAAGTTGATTTGATAATACTGCTCAAATTCTGGATAAAAGTTGTAATCTATGTTGAATGTTGTGAATGGAGATGGGCATCCAGCATTGCTTCCAGAATAATTTGTTTGATATGCAGCTCCACCAAGACTATCAAAATAATACTCCTGAGAGTTCCAATTGAAATTTGATGGTGGATTGTAATTCGCCAATGGCTGATTTGCAACAGGATATGCAACGTTATAATTCGTACTGTATGCTGTAATTGGTCGACCAGTTTCTGGTTGATTGGCAACTGGATACACTGTGTTATAATTGGTTGAATATGCAGTTACAGGTCTTGATGCTTCAGGTCTATTTGCTACTGGATAAGCGACGTTGTAGTTTGTTGAATATGTGATAGAATATGCTGTTGCTGGTCTAGACGCTTCTGGTTGATTTGCAACTGGATATGCAACATTATAATTTGTGTTATACAAAATGCTATAAGCAGTTGCTGGTTGATTTGCAACTGGATAAGCAACATTATAATTTGTGTTATAAAGAATACTATAAGAAGTTGCTGGTTGGTTAGCAATCGGGTAAGCGACGTTATAATTTGTGTTATAGTTTGTAGAATATGCTGTCGCTGGTCTTGAAGCCTCTGGCTGATTAGCAACAGGATACGCGACATTATAGTTCGTAGAGTATGCAGTTACAGGACGAGATGCTTCAGGTTGATTTGCTACTGGATAAACAACATTGTAATTAGTGTTGTAGTTGGTGCTATAGGCAGTGGCTGGACGCGATGCTTCTGGTTGATTGGCAACAGGGTAAACTGTGTTATAATTGGTATTATAAAGAATCGTATATGCTGTCGCAGGTTGATTCGCGATCGGCTGATTAGCGATCGGATAGGCAATATTATAGTTGGTTGCATAAGTGATCGTGTATGCAGCTGCAACTGGATCGTTACCTGTTCCAGCACGACCAGAAATAGTCCCCTTAAACTGTCCGTATGGAATCGCCAGATTTCCAGGAGAATTGAAAATGGTTGTGGCTCGTGCAGCACCACCGATCCAAGTTTTTCTTAAATTTAATGCCTTTGTCATTTTCGCTCACTACATCTGGTGTAAGTATTTAGCGAAAATCAGATCACTCGATTTTTACAACGATTTGTCCACCAGGAGGAACTGCCACAGGATAATTAGAGTTATCTGGATATTGCCAATATTGAACTTCAGTTTCTGAGATATATGGAGCAAGAGAAGCCACATCGCCTCCAGGGAAATATACACCCAAGACTGTCGTTGCAGGACCAGGAGCTCCAGGGATATAACTCGTCAATGGTTGATTCGCCAATGGTTGATTTGCAATCGGATATACAACGTTATAGTTTGTGTTATAATTTGTGGACCACGTTGTTATAGGCTGGTTTGCGATTGGATAGATTAAATTATAGTTCGTGTTGTAATTTGTGGAATACGCTGTTGCAGGTTGATTTGCAATAGGTCGATTTCCTTCTGGATAAATGATATTATAGTTTGTCGTCCAAGCAGTAGCAGGGCGAGATGCTTCTGGTTGATTATCAATTGGATATGCAACATTATAGTTAGTGCTGTAAACAATTGTCCAAGCAGTTGCTGGCTGATTAGCGATCGGTCTATTAGCAATAGGATATGCCGTGTTAAACGTTGGAATAAAGTTTGTTGTCCAAGCAGTTGCTGGTTGATTTCCTGGAAGCGCAGGTCCAGGTCCATATACAATGTTATAGTTTGTCGTCCAAGCAGTTGCTGGTTGATTTCCAATATGGTAATTAATGTTATAATTTGTCACCCAAGCAGTTGCTGGTTGGTCTCCAATCGGATATCCAATGTTATAGTTTGTTGTCCAAGCAGTGATAGGGCGAGATGATTCAGGTTGATTTGCAATTGGATATACGACGTTATAGTTTGTATTATAATTTTCCGTATTTCCAAAAGGAAAGCATTCGTAAGAGATATAGTCACCGCCAATATTATATGGAGTAGGACATGTCGGATCGGATCCAGAACCAATCAATGTGGCAACGCCACCATAACTTGGTCCAATACCAGTTTCATTCCAATTAAATCCTGTTGCTGGATTATAATTTCCAGTTCCAGGTTGATTGCCAACTGGATATTCAATATTGTAATTCGTATTGTAAAGAATTGTGTATGCAGTCGCTGGTTGGTTTCCAGGTCCATATACAATGTTGTAGTTAGTTGTCCAAGCAGTTGCTGGTTGGTTTCCAGGACCCTGTACAACATTGTAGTTTGTCGTCCAAGCAGTTGCTGGTTGATTACCAATAGGATAAACTGTATTAAATGTTGGAACAAAGTTTGTTGTCCAAGCAATTGCTGGTTGATTGCCAGGAAGCGCAGGACCTGATGGATATGCGATATTGTAAAATGTGACGTAGTTTGTTGTCCAGGCAACTTCAGGGCGAGCATTTTCTGGTCTATTCGCGACTGGATACACAGTATTGTAAACGGTATTATAAAGAATTGTGTATGCTGTCGCTGGCTGATTGGCTATTGGATAGGTAATATTGTAATTGGTATTATAATTTGTCACCCAAGCAGTTGCTGGTTGGTTAGCGATCGGTTGATTAGCGGTCGGATAAACAATATTATAGTTTGTTGTCCAAGCAGTTGCTGGACGATTTGCTATCGGTTGATTGGCAATTGGATACGCAATGTTATAATTTGTATTGTAGTTTGATGTGTATACTGGACTTGGAACATTTCCAGAACCACCACGACCAGAAACAGTTGCAACATGGCGACCATAATCAATAAAAAGATTTGATGGTGCATTAAACGTCTGCGTTCCACGCGATGGACCAACGATCCACGATTTTTCTAATGTATCTGGTCTACGTGCCATGAATTTTATCTAGCGTCTTTAACAGCGAGCGTACCGATATAAGTTGCGCCACCATCATAGGTTGTAAATGTCCACAAATCTGTGTTTCCAGTAGATGTTGTAGTTGCTGGTGGAACTTGGCCACCAGCCCAATAAACTGTATTACCCCACGAAACAGTTTTTCCACCACCAGATCCTTGAATGACAATTAGTGAGAATGTCATTGAGGTTCCAGAGGCAGGAGCATTAATGAAGTTAAATGTTGTGTTGCCAGATAAAGTATACCTGAACCAGTTTGAATTAGCAAGGTTTGCAGACACAGTTCCTGAAACAGTGCTTGTGTCCAAGAAATCCTTCACAGATTTCATCGTGCCTGTGATGTTTCCAGTTGTATTGATAGCACCTGTTACAGTCAAATTTGCAGCAGATAGATTTCCTGTATTCAACGCTGCTGGCAATCCATTAGCCAAGAAATTCCAAGTGTCTGTTATATCATTCCAGAACAATTCGGCATTACCAGAAACTGCAGAACGCTGAACTCTGATAGTTCCGTTACCATCTGTTGTTGCACCGAAACGAAGAATATACTTGTCGTCAGCAGTAGTTGCAGGTGCTTGAATCGGATCAATTACAGTCAATGTTGTAATTGTTGCATTGATCAAATTAGCATTTGCAATATTTGCAAGGCTGACTACTGCTAAATTATTTGTTTGGGTTCTATTCGCAACAACTAGGTTTCCTGATGTCGTATTTTGAGTAACAGCAAGATTTCCCGTTGACGTATTTTGGGTGACAGCAAGATTACCTGAGAAAGTATTTTGCGCAACAAAGGCATTACCTGTAAATGTATTCCATGTCACTCCGAGATTAGAATAAAGGTTTGCGTTACCAGTAACTTCTAATCGTGCACCAACATTCACATTGTAAGAAACATTTGCGCTTGCAAAGATAAACGTATTTGGTGTCACTTCAAACGTTGCAGCACCATGAGTATTTGCTACATTGACATGATTACCGAAGAAGTAAGTGTTTGGGGAAACATTGAATCTTGCATCAGCAGTCGTGTTTGAAACTCTTACTTTCTGAGAAGAGATAGTCGTGTTTGATTCGACGTTAAATGTACCACCTGCTTGCGTGTTCGAGATCACAACATTCGATGCAGTGATCAACGTATTTGATGAGACGTTAAATGTTCCACCAACAGTCGCATTTGAGATACTTACGTTTGTTGCGTAGATAACTGTATTTGTATTGATTTGATACAGATCAGTTGCACCCATACGACGGTAGTGGATGTCACCAGCGTCGACGTATAGATGGTTCGTGGAGTTGTCTAACTCAACATTGAATACAGTTAGAGTTCCGTCGATATTCGTGTCGTCTGCAACGTCAAGAATAACGCCACCAGCCGTATTCGCAATTCGTAGATAACCCTCGTTGATTGTGACGTTTCCGCGAGGCTTTACGAAGTTGCCGCGAGTAATTTCGTTCACATCATTTGCAACGAGATTATCATTAATACGCCATTGATTGAACGTATTTGCTGTGCTAATAATTGCAACGTTAATTGTATTTGCCATGTTTTACTTCTCGCCGCCGACGGCTTTTAAAATTTGCCCTAACATATTTTTGATTTCAGAGACTTCTGACTTCAGATTATTTATCTCTGATTCTACGAGCTTCGCTCTCTTTAATTCAGCCATCTTCTGCTGATGCTTTACTACAGCTGACATGTTGGTGTTTAATAATGCAAAGTTATTCATGTCCTTCACAAAATTCATATTATCTGACACTCTTGCTTTGTCTTCCATATCAACCCTCTGGAACAGCAATGATTCTCAAGTTGCGAACCTTTGGAACGATAGAAGCATCGCTAGAGGTTAAGCAAACCTTGACCTGGAAGTTCTTGAACGCTCCACCGATTGGGTAAGAGATACCATTTTCAGTATAATTGATTCTGTTCTCTTCCAATGATGGGCGATATTCCAATCCAACCATGGTTTGAGCGTTTCTAGAATAGATTTCTTTTACCTTTTCCATTCTACGCCAGCTCTTGTCTGAGATTCTTTGTGGATCATCAGAGGAAAGAACCTTGTAGTAAACTTCAATTCCGCAAGCAGTTGGTAGGATTGCATCCATAAAGACGCGAATGTCACCAGACTCAAATCCATCACCCAACACAATCTCGCGAGTGATATACTTGGCAAGGATATTACCGCCGTCTTTTCCTGTTTCACCAGAAACAAGAGCAGAGGCTTGAACTGCAGTGGTAGAGTTGCCGTTCGCAATAGAGATTGTTGGTGTCTCCAAGTATCCCTTACCGACAGTTGTAATCACAATATGGCTAATCGTATTTGAACCGTCAGTATTTGCAACAGCAAAGCCAGTTGCACCACTACCATTATCGTTTGCGTTATTCGTGATTGTTACATTATAGAAACCGACGTTCCAGTTATTTGCGTAGAATGTTTCACGATATAGTTGAGCAAAATTATTAAGTGACGTATTTGAGCCACCAACAATCGCATTTCCACTTGTAACGTGAGCATTGTATCCTGAACCAACATTCGTAATCGAAATATCGGTATTAGTCAAGCCAGCGTTGTTGATGCCGTAAGTTACAGCAGCAACAGACAAACGTTCAGTATTCACGATTGGTGAAACGTCTGGGTTGCTTGAGGACATTTGAACTGTCATCACGAAACTATTTGCATTGCCGCGCTCAAGAACACGACGGTTCAAGAACGTTGCTGAAGATTCTTTACCAGAACGATCAAGCAATGTACCATATTCAAGAGCAACATGCGGCGTTAAGAACACACCAGCATTTTCCATTGTTCCGTCAATGGCATACTTGCCCTTAAGATTATAGTCGACGATACCCACTGGGAATCGCAAATCAGATGACATCAACATAACACGATCAATGAGCGTATTTGCTGTTGGTGTTTCATAAAGATTAAAAGTTGCAGTGCCAGCAGATTCGAACACAGCCTTGTTCAACACAAACATCAGATCTTGATTCTGATATGGTGTCCAAGTTGATGAGTTTTGTGAACGAAAGAATGAACCAGAATATGGCTGCTCAGAGATACGACGTGCTGGTGTTACACCAAGAACATCTGTACCCAATTCAGCAATCCAAACTTCGTAGTCTGGTGAATCAGAACCGATGATGATTGCATACTCACGATTTGGCTCTAAGTAAACAGGATCATCAAATGTAAACTTGGTTATCGTTGCTGTATTTGACACACTTGGAACTTCTGAGATTTTAACATCTTTGGCTTGTATTGTCTTAGCAGCCAAGTAGTTCTTTGTTGGATAACCGTTTTGAACTTCAGCAATCTTTACAGTGACTGGAAGTTGTAGCGAACCGCGAGAAATCAACTTGGAGTTTTGGAAATATTGCGCAACTGATGGCTTGCTCTTAAAGAACAGATCAAT